GTGGTTCTGGATATCAAGTTGGTGATGTTGTTGGAATTGATACAATTGGAGCAGCATCTGTTGGTAGAAATGCAAGACTTACAATCGCAGGTATTGGACATACTAATGAACTTATTCTGAATAATGTTCAAGGTGAGTTTGTTGTTGGAGCAGCAAAAACATTGTTCTTCTTCAATAGTTCTGGTATTTCCACTGAACTTAATTCATCTGGTGCTGCAGGACTTGGAACTGGTGGAGATGTTCAAATTTCAAACATCATAACTGATTCCGATGGATTGCATTTTAAGGTTAATCATCAGAATCATGGAATGTATTTCTCTGACAACTCTGTAAATATATCTGGCGTTCATCCTGATGTAAAACCAACTAAGTTGACTGCAGAATACTCATCTACGTCTACAGATCAAATTGCAGTTGGTGGTGCAACAACATTCTCAACATTTGAAAATGTTGGAGTTGGAACAACTAACGTTGGTTTCCTATTAATTGGTGACGAAATTATTGAATATACTAATGTCTCTGGAAATAGTATTGGTGGAAACATTGTAAGAGGAACTGATCCAAAAACATATCCTGTTGGAACTCCTGTTTACAAATATGAACTAGGTGGTATCAATCTTAATAGAATTAACAGGACTCACGCGTTGACTGATGTCACTAAACTTGATCCATTTACATTTGATAGTTATCAGGTTAAAATTGATACTAGTGCAACAACAGGAACTGATAGAAGCACTGATGTTGGATTCCCTAAACTTTACATAACAGGTGACAGATCTACCGGAGGATCGAGAGTTAGAGCAACTCAAAACATGCCTTTTGAAATTATTACTCCACAAGTTCAAAATGTTACTGTCCCTGGAACTAGCATTACAGGTGAACTTAGAACAATAACTTCACAAAGTTTTAGTGGTAATGAACTACCATATATTGATGCTGGATTCCAAGATATCACTATAAATCAAAAGAATTATTTTGATACTCCAAGAATGATTGCATCTAAGGTGAACGAAGACGCACAACTTACCAATATCGTTGGTGGAAAGTCGATGCAGATGAGACTTTTCCTCTCATCTACAGACACACGTATAAGTCCTGTTATTGATGCACAAAGAGTGAATGCTATTCTCACTTCCAACAGAGTAAATAATATTATCTCGAACTTTGCAACAGACTCTAGAGTTAATAGTGCCACTGAAGATCCAACAGCATTCCAATATCTTTCTAAAGAAATTGTTCTGGAAAATCCAGCATCTTCAATTAAAGTTATTGTTGCTGCTCATGTTAATGAGGGATCAGACATTAGAGCATTCTTTGCAACTAATAATAAACCAGGATTAGTTCCTGTATTTACTCCTTTCCCTGGATATGCAAATCTTAATGAAAGAGGAGAAGTTATTGCATCTGAAAATAATAATGGTGAATCTGATTCCTTTATAACTAAGTCAAATACTCTCTCCTTTGAGAGTAGATCACTTGATTATAAAGAGTATACGTTTACTATTGATAGATTGCCCTCATTTAGAACATATAGAATAAAACTAGCTCTGACATCTACGAGTCAATGCTTCGTTCCAAGAGTGAAAGAACTTAGAGTTATCGCATTAGCATAATATGGAATTTTATGAGATGGAAGGTCATAAGGATCTCGCAAGAGATCCTGAAACCAACGCAATTGTTAATGTAAATACTTTGGAATATACACAGTATCTTTCAAGGCGTGACGTGAAAACTGAAAAGAATCAGAAAGTACAGACAATGGAGCAAGATCTTGCTAATGTGAAGAGTGAACTCAATGAAATTAAGTCATTACTAAAGGAGTTATTACATGGATCCTGATAGCATAGAGTTGAAAAATTTGTCAAAGATGTTTGCATATCAGCAGATTGCAAAGGATATAGATAATTGTGATGATCGTGACATGCTAAAAAATATTGCAAAATCTTTTGCAAAACTTTATTATAAACAGCAAGAAACAATCTCTATAATAGGAATACCAGATGCCGTCTAATAATATCACGTTCGATCCAGATTCTGGAGTTCCATATGGTCTTAACTTGACCATATATGGTGGATCGGACTTTACTGCAAATCTAAATGTAAAGACTATTTCGAGTGGTAACTTTGACTTAACTGATTACAGTGGGTCTGCTGCTATGTCAAAAAGTGTTGCTGTTGGAGCAACACTTGGTATCACAACTTCATTTACTGTTGGATTTACTAGTGCATTTGATGGTCAAATGAAACTTTCCTTGGGTACAACCTCTACAAGAAATTTGAATGAAGGAAGATATGTTTATGATGTTTTAATCAAGGAAGAAGTTGGTGGAGGATCTACAACATATACACTTGCTAATGGGAATGTATATGTTTATAATCCTGTATCTTCAGCACCATAAATACTGTAGGGAAACTTGTGGAATAAATGGCACAACCAGCAAGTAGGACAGATTTAATTAATTATTGCAAAAGGCAACTGGGAGCACCAGTGCTTGAGATTAATGTTGCCGATGAGCAAATAGATGATCTGGTTGATGATGCCTTACAATATTTTCAAGAGAGACACTTTGATGGTGTTACTCAAACGTTTTTAAAATATAAAATTACTCAAGAGGACATTGATAGAGGGAGAGCTAGAGGTGGATCTAATAACACCGCAGGTATTACAACTTCCACTGCAACTTCCACTATTAATGAATCTTCGGTAAGTTTTTCTTTTGAGGAAAATAGTAATTATCTTCAAGTTCCACCAGAAGTTATTGGGATAACGAAGGTATTTAAATTTGATGGATCAAACACTGTAACTAACAATATGTTCAGTGTAAAATATCAATTATTTTTAAACGATATTTACTATTTTGGATCAACCGAAATTCTTACTTATGCAATGACCAAAAGATATCTTGAAGATATTGATTTTGCGTTAAGCACTGATAAGTTCATTAGATTCAATCAAAGACAAGACAGATTATACTTAGATATTGATTGGGGATCTGCTACTGTAGATGATTATCTAATTATTGATTGTTACCGTTTATTAGATCCAAGTTCTTATTCAAGAGTTTGGAATGATTCATTTTTAAAAAGATATGTAACTGCACTTGTCAAAAGGCAGTGGGGTCAAAACTTAATAAAATTTCAGGGTGTCAAGTTACCTGGTGGTATAGAGTTGAATGGTCGTCAGATTTACGATGATGCTCAGAAGGACTTGGAAGTGATTAGGGAGCAGATGTCCAACACGTATGAACTTCCCCCATTCGATATGATAGGTTGATATCATGTTAAATCCATTTTTTACTCAAGGAACAGTTGGTGAACAAAACCTTGTTCAGGATTTAATTAATGAGCAACTTAAAATGTATGGGGTAGAGATTTTTTATCTACCCAGAAAATACATGACAGAAAATTCTGTCTTAAGAGAAGTAGTGCAGTCCAAATTTGATCTGGCATTGCCACTAGAGGCTTATGTTGATAACTATGATCAATATTCTGGTGCTGGAAATATTCTCTCTAAGTTTGGAATTGAGTCAAAGGATGAAGTAAGACTTATCATTTCTAGAGAAAGATTTGAAAACTATATTACTCCACTAATTGAAGATCAGGCAAATATAAAACTATCAACTAGGCCAAAAAGTGGAGATCTAATTTGGTTTCCTCTTGATGATAGAGTTTATGAAATTAAAGATATTGAATACGCAAAACCATATTATCAATTGCAAAATCTTTACGTTTATGAACTGTATTGCGAACTCTTCCGTTTGGAAGACGAAGTTATCGCAACAGGAATCGAGGACATTGATAATAACCTCATAGGAGAGGAGTCTGATGGACAGACTGATGATGGAATTAACACTATTCAAGGTCCTACACAGACACTTACTTTAGTTGGTTCTGCTGTTCAGGCAGCTGCAACTGTTGCTATATTTGATGGTGGTGTCAGACAGTTTACAATAACAAATAGAGGTGGTGGTTATAGTAGTGTACCAACGGTGGTTGTCTCCTCTGCCCCTGCAGGAGGCACTACAGCAAGTGGTATCGCAACTATGATTGGTGGTATCAATATATGCAATTTAAATGCTAATCCAAGAGATAGATCAGTTCAAAGAGTTGATATAGCAAATTCGGGTGCCGGATACACTGTAGCACCAGGTGTTAGATTTACTGGTGGTGGATCAGGTGGAACTGGTGCTGCGGCTACAGCAACCATAGGTGATGGTGTCGTTGGTATCGTTACTATTACAAGTGGTGGTTCGGGATATACAGTGCCTCCTACAATCACATTTAGCAGTGAAGTATTTAAGACTGGTGTCACTACAGTTTCTGCTGCTGCAACAGCAGTCGTAAGTGCTGCTGGAACAATTTCAAATATCTTCCTAACAAATGCAGGTGTAGGATACTCTGTTGCTCCAACTATGTCTATCGCAGCATCTGGAAGTTCTGGATCTGGAACTTTCCAATTTAACGAAATCGTAACTGGATCATCTAGTGGAACAACAGCAAGAGTTAGAGTGTGGAACTCTGAAACAAATGAACTTGAAGTTGGCACTGTAACTGGAGAATTCACCCGTGGAGAGACTATTACTGGTCAAACTTCTGGTGCAGCATACAAACTGAGAATAGCAGATGCACAACCTGCGGATGATGGATTTGCTGATAATATCAACATTGAAACGGAAGCAGATGCTATTATTGACTTCTCTGAGCAGAACCCATTCGGTATGCCCTAAATAAAAATATCTTAATATAAAGATATTGTAGGACTTAAAAATGTTTGAGTATTTTTACAACGAAATTTTGAGGAGGACCATTATATCTTTTGGTACTCTGTTTAATAACATTACTATTAAACATGAGGATTCCAGTGATAACACCGTCAGTGTTGTAAAGGTTCCTTTAGCATATGGTCCTACTCAGAAGTTTCTGGCAAGAATAGAGCAATCTCCAGACCTGAATAAACCATTTGCGATTACCTTACCAAGGATGTCGTTTGAGTTTACTGGTTTAACTTATGATCCTACTAGAAAAGTAACTACAACTTCAACATTTACAGTAAAAGATCCTAATGATGGCACTGAGACTAAAAAGTCTTACATGCCAGTTCCATATAATATGCAATTTGAACTTGCTATTATGAGTAAATTGAATGATGACGCACTTCAAATTGTAGAACAAATTTTACCATTTTTTCAACCTGCATATAATATAACTGTCGAATTAGTAGAGGCACTACAAGAGAAAAGAGATATTCCTGTTGTTTTAGAAAATATAACTATGCAGGATGATTATGAAGGAGATTTTACTAGTAGAAGAGTTCTTCTTTACACTTTAAGATTTACTGCAAAAACATATCTTTTTGGTCCTGCATCTTCTGCAACAAAAGATATCATCAAAAAGGCTACTATCAGTTACCTTACTGGAACGGATATTACAAATACAACCAGAGAAAAAACTTACTCTGTCGAGCCAAGAGCAATCAAGAACTACACAGGGGACGCGGCAACGACACTGGCAGAAAATATTACAATATCAAAAACAGCATTTAACGTTGCCGATGCTAGTGGTCTCACCGAAAAAACATATGTCGATCTTAATGGAGAAGAGATATTCATCACTAAGATAACTGGTAATAGAATTAACGTGAAGAGAGGTCAAGATGGTACTACTATTACTGAGCACTTAACAGGAGAGGAAATCTTTATTATTGACGCTGCAGATACTGCATTGATTGAAGTTGGAGATGACTTTGGATTTAGTGGTAGCTTCTGATGAAAATGACAAAAAACTTTGACGATTTAAATGACGCATTCAATACTTCCGGTGACGTTATAAAACCAGAAGTGATTGAGAGTAAAATTGAAAAAGTCAAAGATAGTGTTGATGACGTAAAAAAAGATTACGAGTATACTAGAGGTAATCTTTATTCTATCATTGAAAAGGGACAAGAAGCATTAAATGGTGTTCTTGAACTTGCACAGGAAAGTGAAATGCCAAGAGCATATGAAGTTGCTGGTCAGTTAATTAAGAATGTTGCTGATGCAACTGATAAACTATTAGACCTTCAAAAGAAACTCAAAGATGTTGAAGCAGAGGAAAAAGTTAAAGGACCATCAACAGTTAACAACGCATTATTTGTTGGATCAACGGCAGATCTAGCAAAGATGCTTAAAGATGGATTAAAAGAGGACAATAAATAGTAAAATAGAAGAATATATTTAAAGTGGCATTAAAGAAACCTTCAGATTTTTTTGGTAATAATAAGACTCCCCTGGATGAAGTAAAGGAGAGTTATGATTCTGCACGTCCAGAAAAAATAGAGAAAGTATCTGAAGCATTTGATGCTTTTAAATCAAACTTAAATCATATTCAATCCTTATCTGACTTTACTTCTACTTTTGATAGTTTCAAGAATAATTTAGAAAAGGTGGAGAGTGTATCTGGTGAAGTTAGTGAAATTAGAGAAGAAATAAAAACTTTAATCAAAAAAGAAGATTTAGATAGTGCCATGATGGCACAACTTCTTTTTGTGGAAGAATCAATAACTAATATTGAATCTAAAATATCATCAATTAATGGAAAGACTGTTGATAGTATAAAAGAGGATTTTGCAAACCTATCTGATACTATAAACGGTTTTTTAAGTGTTGACGTACCAAAGTACAAAAAGTTAATTGCAGAATCTGAGGTTAAAACCGATAGTAGATTTGCAACTTTTAAAGAAGGGATAGAAGAAAACTTAGATAAAGTTAAAGTAGACGTTAATAAAGAAGTTGAAACTGCTTTAGAGTCTATTGAAAGTATTAATGAAAATACTATTAACATAGTCAAAGCAGAGGTTAAAGAAACTGTCGGAGATGTAAATAAAAAAGTAAATGAGTTAGTAGAAAAAGAACTTCCAAAATATAAAAAACTTTTTGCAGAAACTGAAGTAAAGACTGAAGAAAAAATAAACTCTGCAATTCATTCATATAAATCAACTATTGAGAGTCTGAGTGGAAGGGTAAAAGAGTTCACTGAAGAGGAGATCCCTAAGTATAGTAATCTTCTTATAGAGACAAAATTAAAATCCGAAAAGGAAGTAAAAAAACTTGAAGAAGAGGTTCTTTCAAGAGTAAAGACTCTATCAGAAAAAGTTGAATCTTTATCTGAAGATGTTGAGCAAAAAACTTTTGAAAGAGTTGAATCTCTTCAAGATGTTGTAAAAGAATATAAAGAGGAAATTGAATCTATATCTAAAAGATATGAAACTCTTCAGAAAGATTTCACTGGCAGAGTAGTTCATGAGGATAAAAAATTAAGTCAATATTCTAAAAAACTTGATGAGTTTTCTAAGAGATTTTCTTTTATTGAAGAAACTCTTACTGAAGATGTAAGAGAATTAAAAGAAAACTTAGAAACGAATACATCCAAGTTTTATACCGAACTTAAGTCTGAGATTGATAATGTAGAGCAAAACATTGCTCAGACTGTTAAAGACTTGGAAGTTAATATTGTTATCAATGAAACTCATCTTAAAAAGCAGAATGAGTATATTGGTAATATTCAGGAAGAAGTCAAAGAAGTTTTAGATAAACTTCAACTTGATGTATTAGAAAAGAAAAATGCTCAATTAGTTGAACGTATCAATCATGTAGAGGAAGTTTTCTCAAAGATTAATGAGAAGACTTTACTTACTGAGGACAATCCAACATTACCTGGAGACCCATCTACAAACAATTCTGGCGATCCTCTAACACCTTTAGATCAAAAGTTCGTAACTTTAGATCAACTACAAAATCATTACAGAATATTCATTAATAGAATTCAACAACAGATTGCCACTATTGGTGGTGGTGGAGAAGTTCGTCTTGAGTTTCTTGATGATGTTGATAGAGATAGTGTAAAAGTAGATGGCAAGTTCTTAAAATATCAGGCATCATCTGGAAAGTTTATTGGTGCTGATGCTTCTGGAGATGTTGGTGCTGGTGGAACATGGGCTACATTTGATAGCAATACTGGAATTACAACTACAAAAAAAGTAAAAATTGATAATGATCTTGAAGTCACTGGTGTCACAACTTCAACTGGTGGATTTGTTGGCACCTTAACAGGATCTGCAAGTAGTCTAAGTGGTCTATCGTCAAGTTTCCTTCTTGACTACAACAACTTTACTAATACACCTACAATCCCAACAAACAATAACCAATTAACCAATGGTGCGGGTTATATTACTACATCATTTACTAACACTAATCAACTGACCAATGGTGCTGGATTTATTACTGCAAGTGATAATATAACTGGAACAGCAGCTGGACTTTCTGGAAGTCCTGATATTTCTATTCAGAATCTTACTGGTGTTGCAGCAACATTCACTGGTGTTTTGACTTATGAGGATGTAACTAATATTGATTCTATTGGAATTGTTACTGCTCAAACAGGAGTTAGGGTTTTAGCCGGTGGCGTCGGAATTGCAGATTCAATATTTCACATAGGTGACGATAATACTCAAATAAGATTTCCTGCTGCTGATACATTTACAATAGAAACTGCTGGCAGTGAAAGACTTCGTATAACATCTGATGGTAAGTTTGGATTTGGAACCAATAATCCACAAGGAACTGTACACATTTCATCAGGAACTTCTGGAGATGGAACGTTAATTCTTGA